ATGGAAAGCCGTGTACATCGAGAGGTGTAAGCACGGTTTGGGAGGGGCTTTGTGCAAACCTGTCATCGAAAGATGATAAGGCGGCACACTGCTACCTCACGAAAAGAAGCTCATTTCTGCACTTGAGGAGGAAAACGTATTCCGTCCACTCGCTACCAAGATTCAGACATCAAGTGGAGACCGTAAAATCCCCGTTATTACGCAGAAGGGCGAAGCAACGTGGATGGAGGAGGAAGAGGCTTATACACTCTCCGATGACGCTTTCGGACAGATTGCTCTCTCCGCTTACAAGGTCGGCACTGCTATTAAGATTTCTGAGGAACTTCTTAATGATTCTGTTTTCGACCTGCCTTCCTACATTGCAAAGGAATTTGCAAGAAGAATCGGCACAAAGGAAGAGGAAGCGTTCCTCATCGGTGACGGTAAGGGCAAGCCTACCGGCATTTTTGCTGCGACAGGCGGTGCGGAAAACGGTGCGACCACAACAGGTGCAGCTATCACTTTTGATGATGTAATCGAGCTGTTCTACTCCCTCAAGAGTCCGTATCGCAAGAAAGCTGTGTGGGTGCTGAATGAGCAGACCGTGAAGGCGCTCCGTAAAATCAAGGATAATACGGGCAATTTCATCTGGCAGCCTTCTGTCAGTGCAGGACTTCCCGACACCATCCTGAACCGCCCCTATGTGACCTCTGTATATGCTCCGACTATTGCGGCTGGTGCAAAGGCAATTGCATTCGGCGACTATTCCTATTACTGGGTGGCTGACAGACAGGGACGTTCTCTTAAGCGTCTGAATGAGCTTTTCGCTATGAACGGACAGGTCGGCTTCCTTGCTTCTCAGCGTGTGGACGGCAAGCTGATTCTGCCCGAGGCCGTAAAAACTCTTACAATCAAAAAGGCGTGATAGCATGATTACCCTTAACGAAGCCAAAAATTATCTTCGTGTCGACCATGAGGAGGATGACAAGCTCATCCTCCAACTGCTCGATACGGCAAAATCACTGGTCAAGGACGTGGGCAGAATGGATGAGGAAAAATTCACTTGTTTTGAAGATGTGACGAGAACAGCGGTATTGTTTGCACTCGGTTATCTGTATGAAAACAGAAGCAAGCCCGACTATCATGGTCTTACCATGAGCCTGCGTTCCATTCTGTTTGCACAGCGAGAGGGTGTGGTGTAATGGATTTTGATAAACTGAATCAGCGTATCGCCATTCTGGAGCATCGCACCGTGGTAGATGAAATCGGAAACCATACTTCCAAGTGGGACGAGGTTTTCTCCTGCTGGGCGAAAGTCAGCGTGAAAAGCTCTGCCGAACAAGTGAATACGGGAGTCACCAGAGAAATACAGTCCGTGTCATTCGTGGTCAGGCAGAGCCTTTTCATTCTGTCGCTGAATTCGACTACGCATAGGATTCTGTTTAGAGGTCTTACCTACAACATCAAATCCGTGCAACGTGATTATCTTCACAACAGCTACATCACCCTTGTATGTGAAGTGAGAAAGGCGGGATGCACGGATGAGTACAATTGACAGCCTTGCTGATGACATCATGGCAGGATTGCAGGAATACGTCAGCCTTGCCAACGATTCCATGAAAGAAGCGGTCAAAAAGACAGCAACCTCTGTGAAAAAAGAGATTTCCGCCAATGCGCCGAAAGATACAGGTGCTTACGGTAAAAGCTGGAAAGCTACAAAAACCTCAGAGAATAGCCATACTCTGAAAATGACGGTACATTCCAAAGACCATTACAGATTGGCACATCTTTTGGAGAAAGGTCATGCCAAACGTGGCGGCGGTCGGGTATCAGGAAAACCGCACATTGCTCCTGCGGAAGAAAACGGTGTACAGTTGCTGGAGCATTTAATTGAGGAGGCGTTGTCATGACTTACGAAGAAATCGCTGAAATGCTGGAAGAAATGGGGCTGCCCTTTGCCTATCATCATTATGCAGAAGGCGAAAGTCCCGCACCGCCTTTTTTGCTGTTCTTATCTCCCGGAGAAAATACGTTTTCGGCAGACAATTTGGCATATTTCAGTTTCAAACAGCTGGACGTGGAATTGTACACGAACCGAAAGCAGCCGGAACTGGAAGAACAGGTGGAGGCAGTGCTTGCCCAGCATGAAATTTATTACACAAAAACAGAACTATTCATTGATTCGGAAGAATTGTATGAAGTACTCTATGAGATGGAGGTTTGATCTATATGGCAATGGAGAAAAACAAGGTAAAATTCGGTCTGAACAAAGTTCACTATGCAAAAATCACCTCTTATGATGAAGAAGGTGTGCCGACTTTTGCAAAGCCGGTTCGCATTCCCGGTGCAGTGTCGCTGTCTATCGATGCAGAAGGGGAAGCATCCAATTTTTACGCTGACGATGGTGTGTACTATGTCATCAACAACAACTCTGGTTACACTGGAGATCTTGAAATCGCATTGGTTCCGCTTGAATTTGCGACAGACATTCTCGGTGAGAAGCTGGATGAAAAGGGCGTTCTCACGGAAACCAATACCGCAGAAGTATCCCAGTTTGCACTGCTGTTTGAATTCAGTGGCGATAAGAATAAAATTCGGCACTGTCTGTTCTGCTGCTCTGCCTCTCGTCCCGCCACGGAATCCGCAACGATTGAAGACGAAAAGGAAGTTAAAACGGAAACGCTATCTTTGACCGCAACGGCGTTGAACAGTGGCTTGGTAAAAACTAAAACCTGTGAGAAAACGGATGCCGAGGTTTATGAGAATTGGTATAAGGCGGTATATATGCCCAATCTGGCTGCCGCTGTACAGAGTGGTAAGGCATCCGCAGCATCTGTGAAAGCGTAAGGAGAGTGCAGTATGGCAATTCAGAAGAACATCACCATTGATGGCATTGATGTGCCGTTTAAGGCAAGTGCAGCAGTTCCAAGGCTGTATCGTCTGAAATTTCGCAGAGATATTTATCAGGACTTTGCAGCACTGCAAAAGTCTGTGGGAGAAAATACAGAGAAATCTTCCGCACTGGACATTGAAAGCCTTGAGGTATTTGAGAACATCGCCTATATCATGGCAAAACACGCTGCTCCGGAGAATGTTCCTGATAATCCGGACGACTTTCTGGAACAGTTCAACACATTCAGCATCTATGAGATTTTGCCGCAGCTGATCGATCTCTGGGGTTTGAACGTAGAAACGCAGGTCCAGTCTAAAAAAAACATCGCCCGATTGACCGACCGATGACCACACCACTATTTTTGTTGCGGTGCGTTCAGCTTGGTTTGTCAATGGGCGATTTGGATTTTTTGACCATTGGTCTGGTGAATGATATGTTCACCGAACGAGAAAATGACGATTTCAAGTATGATTCTCTGGCAACGCAGGAGGATTTTGATGCGTTTTAACCTATATGATGTGTTTCCACAGCCATTCCTGCAATTGTCGGTCATCCATTTCACCGGCTGCAATTCCGAGAATCATTTGAATCAATTCATCGTCATCATATTCCACTTCAATATGATTCAGAGAAAGAAATACAAGCATTGTATGCGTGCCGATTCTTTTATTTCCATCTACAAACGCATGATTTTTTATCAAACTGTATCCAAGACGAGCTGCTTTTTCTATGATTGTCGGATATAATTCTGCATCATCAAACGTTTGGAAAGGTGCATTCAATGCCGAATCCAGAAGTCCTTCATCACGAATTTCCGCTGAGCCGCCTGATTCCTTCACCAGTTCTTTGTGAAGCAGCATTACCTGTTCCTTTGTGAGTCGTTTCATTTGGCAAGTTCCTCATAAACAGCAGCGTTGCGTTTCATCAGTTTTTTTGAAACAGAAAGCACTTCTTCATCCGATGCCGTTTCCGCTTCTTCTGTGTCTTCAATCATTCTGACTTCATAACGGGGCTTATTATTTTTGAAAATAACGGCCGTTCCATACCGGTCTACGATTCTTGTTACCATGGAAAAATTCTGATTTGCTTCTGTCATAGAAATAATTGTGTTTGTATCTATCATCATACGAACACCTCCTTGCTCTTATTATACCATATTGTTAGGATAAATTCAACCTATTTTTTGAAAAAGGCAGGTGACCCCCATGGCAAACCGCATCAAAGGCATCACCGTAGAAATCGGCGGCGATACCACCAAGCTATCCAAAGCCCTGGAAGGTGTCAATCGGGACATCAAGGGGACACAGACACAGCTGAAAGATGTGCAGAAACTGCTGAAACTTGACCCCACCAACACCGAACTCTTGTCCCAGAAGCACAAGCTGCTGGCAGATGCGGTGTCTGCCACCAAAGAAAAGCTGGAAGTACTGAAAACTGCGGCAGAACAGGCAAACACTGCTCTTGCAAATGGTGAAATTTCACAGCAGCAGTATGATGCCTTACAGCGTGAGATCATCGAAACCGAAAACGAACTGAAACGCCTGACCACAGAAGCAAACAATTCTCACACTGCCCTGGAAAAGATGGGCGTTTTGGGTGAAACGCTGCAGTCCGCCGGGGACAAAATTTCCGGTGTGGGACAAAAGCTGCTGCCAGTCACTGCCGGTGTCACGGCTCTGGGCACCATTGCTGTGAAAACTGGTGCAGACTTTGATGCTGCTATGTCCAAGGTAGCGGCGGTATCCGGTGCGACTGGTTCAGAGATGGACGCTCTCCGGGAAAAAGCCCGTGAAATGGGCAGCAAAACAAAATTCTCTGCAAGTGAGGCTGCGGATGCTATGAACTACATGGCAATGGCAGGCTGGAAAACCAATGATATGCTCAGCGGTATCGAAGGTATCATGAATCTTGCCGCCGCTTCTGGGGAAGACTTGGCATCTACTTCGGACATTGTCACGGATGCTTTGACCGCTTTCGGTTTGTCTGCTTCGGACAGCGGACACTTTGCAGATATTCTGGCTGCCGCATCAAGCAATGCCAACACCAATGTCAGCATGATGGGCGAAACTTTCAAGTATGCCGCTCCGGTGCTGGGTTCTTTGGGCTATTCCGCTGAAGATTCCGCTATCGCCATTGGACTGATGGCAAACGCCGGTATCAAATCCTCACAGGCTGGTACAGCACTGCGTTCCGCCATTACCAATCTGGCAAAGCCAACAGATACGGTAGCATCTGCCATGGAACAGTATGGCATTTCTCTGACAGATAGTTCCGGCAAGATGTATTCTCTGCGGGAACTCATGGAACAACTCCGACAGAAATTAGGCGGTCTTTCTGAGGCAGAACAGGCACAGGCAGCCGCATCGCTGTTTGGCAAAGAGGCAATGTCCGGTATGCTGGCAATCATCAACGGTTCCCCGGCGGACTTTGAAAAACTGTCCAATGCCATTGATACCTGTTCAGATACAGTAGACGGCTACAATGGCACGACTGAAAAAATGGCGGCTGTCATGCAGGATAACCTTGCCGGACAAGTGACCATCTTGAAGTCCCAGCTGGAAGAGTTGGCGATTTCCTTTTCTGATATTCTGATGCCCACCATTCGTTCTGTGGTTTCCCACATTCAGGAACTGGTGGACAAGCTGAACCAGTTAGACCCACAGACCAAAGAAACCATTGCGAAAATTGCACTGGTGGCTGCTGCTCTGGGACCGATGCTGATCGCATTGGGAAAGACCATCTCCAGCGTGGGAACGGTCTTTTCCGCAGTATCCAAACTGCCTGCACTTTTCTCGGCTGTGCAAGGTGGCATTGGAGCCATTACCGGAGCGTTGGGCGTGTCATTAGGTCCGCTGCTCGCCATTATCGCAGCTGTTGCTGCTCTGGTGGCTGCTTTTGTGCATCTCTGGAAAACCAATGACGAATTCAAAAGCAATATCATCGCCATCTGGGAACAGATCAAAAGCACCTTTACCGGATTGACACAGGGCATCACTGACCGGCTAAATGCTCTGGGATTCGACTTTGAGAGTTTCACCGATGTGCTGAAAGCTGCATGGGACGGGCTGTGCAATCTGCTGGCTCCTATTTTTGAAGGTGTCTTTCAGAATATCTCTAATATTTTCTCTGGATTTGCAGATATTCTCTTAAACTCACTTGATGTATTGATCGGTCTGTTCACTGGTGACTGGGAGCAGTGCTGGAATGGCATCAAGGGTATTTTTACGTCTATCTGGAATTTCATTGTCAACTCGTTCCGCAATATCATGAATACCCTGAAAGGCATTGCAGATGTGGTGCTGGGGTGGTTCGGAACAAGCTGGAACGAAGTCTGGACTTCTATCAAAACATTTTTCGTGGACACGTGGAACAGCATTGCTTCCTTTTTCACGGGAATCGTTACCGGAATCCGGGACTTTTTCGTCAACACCTGGACGTCTATTTCCAATACCTTCACCGCCATTGTCACTGCCATTCAGACGGTGGCAACGACTGTATTTACGGCGATTCGGGATTTCTTCAGCACGATCTTTACGGCAATCTACAACTTTTTCAGCACGATTTTCAATGCCATTTACAACGTGGTTTCTACGGTTTTTCAGGCAATTTATAACGTCATTACGACCGTTTGGAATGCCATTTACACCACCTTAGAACCGCTGATCACGGCATTTGGCTATCTGTTTCAGACGATTTTTGAAGCCATTCAGATCATTGTGGGCAGAGTGATGGACTGGATCTCGGAGAAGATCAGTGCCATTTGGAATGCGATCGTGGCGTTTTTAACCCCCATTTTAGAGGGCATTCGAACGACCTTTGAAACCATCTGGAATGCCATTTCTACCACGGTCTCCACGGTTTTGACGGCAATTCAAGATGTGGTGACTACGGTTTGGAATGCGGTGTCTGGTTTCATTTCGTCTGTCCTGTCAGCGATCTGGAATGTAGTTTCTTCCATCTGGAACAGCATCTCCGGCACGATTTCCAGTGTGATGAATGCTATTTTTTCTGTGGTATCGTCTATCTGGAATCAAATCAGTTCAGCGGTTTCCAATGTTCTGAACGCCATCCGGTCGGTGGTGTCTAACATCTGGAACAGCATCAAAAGCACCGTTTCCAACGTGATGCAGAGCATTTCTTCTACGGTGTCCAGCATCTGGGACAACATCCGTTCAGCGGTTTCTGATAAAATTAGCGGCATCAAATCCACCATTCAGAATGGATTTGGTGCCGCTGTTGGATATATCAAGGGACTGGCTTCCGATGCCTGGAACTGGGGACGGGACATCATTCAGGGAATCATTGATGGCATTCAGAGTGCCATCGGCTGGCTGGCGGACTGCGTCACCAATGTTGCCGATACCATTCGGGATTTCCTGCACTTCTCTGTTCCGGACAAAGGGCCGCTGACAGACTACGAAAGCTGGATGCCGGACTTCATGAAAGGGTTGGCAGACGGCATCGACAAGAGCAAGAAGTATGTGGAGAAAGCCGTGGGCGGTGTGGCGAAAGCCATGCAGCTGACTATGGATTCCGACCTGAATTACAGCTTGCATGGAATCTCCGGAGCGATGCTGCCCGACAGTTCCGGTGGGACGGTGAATAATTATTACAATACCGATAACCGAAAAACGGTGAATCAGACCAATCAATCGCCGAAGGCACTGTCACGGTTGGAGATTTATCGGCTAACACGGAATGCGTTGAATGTGTAATGGGGGTGTGTAATGTATTTTTCTCTGGTTTTAGAAAATGAAAACGGTGAACAATTAGATATGACCGCCACCGCCAATCAATACATGACCTCCAAAATCGAAGGTCTGAATCCGCCTGCCGGAACGATTTCCACATCTTCCTATGCAGGTATGAACGGCAGTTACCTCAACAATGCCTTCATCGAAAAGCGAAACGTGGTCATCTCCTTTGCCATGCGTGGCATTGGCATCGAAAAACGGCGGCATCGGCTGTATCATGTGATCAAGCCGTCCCGATACATCAAGATTTGGTACAAGACGGCGAACATCGATGTCTATGCCGAGGGGTATGTAGAAACCTGTGAAGTATCAAATTTCGAGCAGCAGATCAGCGGACAGATCTCCATTCTCTGCCCGGATATTTACTGGTACAGCCGGGATATCTTCTACGCTTATTACAGCGGCGTGATCGGAGCATTTCACTTTCCCTTTCCGGAGAGCGATGCTCCGTTTCCTTTGGGCGTATATTCCAACAGCAACCTGTTCTCTATCACCAATGACGGGGATGAAACTGGATTCACGCTGCGAATCGAAGCATTGCCCAGCGACATTCCGCAGGAAGTGGTGGCAGTGACACCGACCATCTACAACGAAAATGGCGAATATCTGCAAATCAAAGGTGATATTCTGACCGGCGATGTCATTACGGTTACCACGAAAACCGGAAACAAGACCGTCACGCTGACACGCAATGGCGTAGACAGCAATATCCTGAACCGGCTGGTTTCCGG